CATAACCATTATTCTGTTTGTCAACAGTCGGTTTCCACATACGATCATCCGTATATTTATTTGACGTTGCCCCACCACCAGCAGCTTCGGCTGCTGCGACGAGTTTATTAATCTGACCGCGGTCACGTTTAAGATTTGCAAAAGACATATTATGTTCCTTATATTTGCTGAATTATGTTTTTATATTACTGAATTATTATACAATATATTGTACGATTTGTACACTATTATATATCATTATTTTCTGATGAAAATAACTGTTTCTTTACCAGTATCTGGATTAACTGATGGGATCGCAACATGACCTTCAGGAACAGGTTGAGTTCCAGTATATTGCCATGTACGGCCAGCTTCTTTATTTGCTGGACCGGCATTAAAAAACTCTTCATTGTCATTCAAAAAGAGCATTGTGATCATAATTAGTTCAAACATTTTTGTTTTCCTTTGTTTGTTTTATGTGTTTATATAGTTGATAGTAATAGTCGAAAGTTGCCGGATAGTTGTCTGGGTCTGGTAACACTCCTTTAAACATTTTAATAAATTCTTGTATTTCATCGTTTGTCATTTTCCATACTCTGTCTTTTATCACAGTACATTATCCACATATACCAAGAAGCATATAGAGGTATAATAGCATTTAAATTAATTATTGGCGGTAATATCATTATTGCGGCAGGAAATATAAACACTGTCATGATAGCCACTGCTACATAATCATACCAACGTATCATTCAAATATCAATTCGTTCTGCTTTGGTAAAAAATTAAGACTCATTGCTTCAGCCTCAATTTTTTCTCGAATCACGTTTGATATAAACTTTTTTACATCTTGTGGATCTATATTTGTAATTTCACAAGTCTCAATAACAGCATCAATATATGATAGCTTTTTATCAATAACTTGCTTCTCTATCATTTTACCAAACTTAGCACGATTCATAAATTCTAATTCTTCTGCCATTTTAAACCTTTCTATTTAGCCAAAGCTCTTAATATGATAACATCTTTATTGATGCGTCCATTAACATTTTTTGATGTCTTAGTTGTGAGCTTTGACCATTCTTTATTGATCTGAGTCGAGGATTTACTTAAAATTATTGGAATAAATTCGTCTGGCTTACGAAGCCGTGTGCTCCGACATAGGTCAGCATCTAATCCGAGAATAGTAGTACCTTTGACTTCAAAGCCAATTGCCTTTTGACACACATATTCAGTTAATTCTCTATATTTCGTATTAAAAGTATAAAGCCGCATCGCACCAATAATTGAAGTAGGCGTAATAGATGTTAGCTTATATTCTTTTGACTCTTTTGCATAGTTAAGTTTTTCAACTTGTTTATCCGCAGTTTTAACTTTGGGTTTACGAGTAGCACGCAAAGCTTTTTTCGAAGCCATATACTTTTCGATTTCAGCACATAGTTCGGTAAGAAATTTTAAATATTTTTTACGACGTGACGTTGACCAGCCTGAATATGCTTCAATAAGATCTTCAGGTTTATCATTGATAAGTTCATTTATTTCATTTATCTGAGGTGTATAATACACAAAAGCAGTCTTAGCCATATTATATGGGGCATCGATTTTCTTTAATTCGTCATAGACTGAATAGTCGCCAGCAGTTTCCCAATTATCTACAACATTATCAATTCCGCCAATAAATTCAGACGTGCGCTCTTGAATAATTTCTTGAATGGTTTTCTTTACTGGACCAGTTTCTTCTGGCTTATTAGCCTTTTCAGCTTGTTTAGCTCTACCGCGGGCTAGTAATTCTTTTACATGCTTTTTTAGAACCTTATCAGCATCCCACCATGCTGGGAATTCTTTATCCATTTCTTTCCATACAATAGTAGATGCCAATAAAGGTAGACCCGCAAAGGACCACTCAGGCGCGTCCATGGCTATTCTAGCATCAGCTTTAGGAACAACTTTTCTGATATAAGACTTAATCTTGCTTATAACATCTTTCTTATCAACTTCTGTTCGGACGTAATCATTAAAATTACGAAAGTTATCTTGAGGAGCAGCCGCAAAACCAGTTCTTGCACGTCGAGAAAATGTTGGCTTAACTTTAGCTCTTTTTGTTGTCTTACGCGCTACCATTATCATAGTCCTTTATTTTAATCAAGTCATAATCACCATCATCCATTTCTTCATAATGAATATAACCTTCATGACATAATTTTGTAATTACGAGATCCACAATTCCTTCAACTTCGGCTTCTTTAGCATTACGCTGGCCGAGTACATAAGAAACAAAAATAATACCGGCGATGCAGACACCGAAAGTAATATTAGAGTTAATTAATAAGAGTTCGTTCATTGATATCTCCTTAGCATAAGACAATACTATCACAGTTTAAAAGTAATGTACACCTTTAAATGCGTTTTGTTTAATTTTTTCCGTTAGTAACGTATGAGCCTTCAGCCATATCATATGCTGCGACGAGTTCTTTTAACATATATGGTGTAATTACCACAATATTAAAATCTTCGTGTTCATCGTATTGTCTAATATAACAATATTCTTCGTCTACTATTATTTCAACATCATCAGCCCCGCCTTTATTATCTAAGATAGTAATAATGCTATGATCGAATTCATGTTCTATAGTAATCATTTAGATCTTTCGTATTAATATTTTTAACTTAGATATTTCAGCATTAGTAAGAGTGCAAATTGGAACTTCTAAAAGCTTTTCAACAGATTTAATTATAAAATCTTTATCTGACTGAATCATTTACTTTCCTTTTATATTTTTTAATGCACCTTTCACAATACTAGGATATTCGCCAAGAAAACTGCCAGCCTCTAATAATTCTTTACTTAAAAGATGCTTATGATAATGTGTTATATTATCCCATTCTTTTAGAATTTTATTGGCTAACTTGTCAAAAAAAGCATCTGACAATATAGGATCGTCCTCTTCATAATATGCATATGATGCCATGATATAGAATGGCACTGTCATATTTACGTTGTCTATTATAATTTCTTCAAAGCGATTATCAAAGTTTGCCATATTATCGTCTCATATTAGCAGCATCAATTGCTGCATTTTTGTTATCTTTACGAATTGGCATAAGATTACTTTTATGCGTTACTACAATACCAGCAATCTCATCACCTGTGTATTTATTCGTTTCTTTTAGTGTACCATTTTCTATCTTATTAGAAAGCATCGAGCGGTTTGTACTGAATACGTGACGCTCATGACGATAGTCTTGTTTAGTACCTTTCACACCCATACGATCAAGAAAAGCCTGATGTTCAGCTTCTCTTGCTTTCCAACCAGGCTTCTTTTTGATTTTTGATTTTCCATGTACTTGAACGCCTTGAATCATGTGCATAGACATTGTATACTCCTTTTTATTTGGTGCGGATGGAGAGACTTGAACTCTCACGCCGTGAAGCACTAGAACCTAAATCTAGCGTGTCTACCAATTTCACCACATCCGCACACGTCTTTGGCTGGAACGGTAGGACTCGAACCTACAATCACCTGTACCAAAAACAGGGGCATTACCATTATGCTACGTTCCAAAAACTTCTATGTCAAGCAATAAATCTCTTTTTATGTTTTTTCGTTTAATGCTTTATCTTTTTCTTCATAACCAGTTCCAAAACAAAATTCACATTCTATTTTTGAAATCTCGACAACACCAGAACCATCACAATTCTTACAAACTTCGCTCTGATCCCACTCGTCTAATGCTATCTCTACTTGTGTCAACCACTCGTCGATGTTATCATCACCCCATATAGATATAGTCATTTTTTGTCCTCTCAGTGATAAGTGATTCTTCCTACTCTAGTAATATATCACAGTTTTAATGTAATGTACATAGTTAAATGCGGCTATACATAATAAACTTTTGGGCGATAAACATATTTACATTCCTGCACGCTATCAACACGAAAAGAACGCCAGCCTTCTGCCTTTGTATCCCAGCATGGAATGACTTCAGGATTTACAGCACGAACTTTCTTTTGAGTAATAGGTTCATCTTTTTCAGCAGATGGAATCATACCTTCTAGCAAAGTGCAAGTCATAACTCGCTTATCGCCATTTACTTTTGTAAAGGTTACTTCACATACGCCTGATGTAAGCATACTCATATAGTTATCACGATCTTCAGTCATTAATATTACCCTTTCCGGTAAATGCATCATTTTCTAAATGATACTTGTTAATAAGTTTTCTTAAGAATTTATTAGTATTGTCTGCTTCATCTCTTTGCTGTTCAATACGACTTATAGATTTCCACATATGATCTTGTATTTCTTTTTCTTTTTCCAAAGCATTTTCAAGCTCAATAATATATTCAGCCGCTTTCCAAGCATAATGCTCAGTGCATCTGGCCTTCCATTCTTCACCTGCTTGATTTTTAAGTGATTGAACAACTTCAGATTGCTGTGGACGAGGATTAATATCTAAATAAACCTTGTCCACAACATCATGTTCATTTTCCTCCTTTTCAAAACCGTGCGTTTGAATTTCTGATACCACTACTGTCCTCCTTTAAAATGCCAGCTGAATATCAGCTGGACCATTATAGTATTCGTCGTCGTGCATACCCATAGCTTCAAGCAATTCATCAGTTTCTTGCTTGAATATTCTATAGAACTTTGGATCATGCTTTTTGATACTTTCACGATTGTGCTCAATATCAAACTTCTTGATTAGTTTTACCCAGCCTGGAGCTTTTGCTAAACGATCACGATCAAGTTCTTTTCGAAGTGCACGATTGCCAACAAACAATTCAGTGTTAGTTAAAAACCATACACCTTTTGCAACTTCATCTGGAAACCGCTCTCTGATGTCCATATGATCAAATGATGTATCTTCAACAACATCATGAAGAAGCGCCACAGCCATTGCCACAGTAACACTAACGGGGTTTGGACCATGAGGATCAGTATAGTGTGGATTTTCATCAAGATGCTCTTCGATCATATCAGAAACTGCGAAACTGCAAGACAGTGCGAAAAATATTCTTCGCCTGTATACTTACGGATTTGATTAGCATGTGCACGTTTTGCAAATGAAATCGCTTTATCTAACATTACATAATTTTCCATTACATATCCTTACGTATAAACATATCCCAGAACATCCATACTAAAGCGGCCGCTTGCATCAGCATAATTCCTATAAGTACACTTACAAGGAAACCAAAAGCAAGGCTTTCTAACAATTCATACATTACTAGTAATCCTCTTCATCATCTTCTTCAATAAACAATTGACCTGTATTGTTTGCTACAAACAACCAACCCAATACACCGAAGCACATTAGGTATCCTGAAAGCGAGTCTAGTATTATAAGACAAATACCAAGCCCACCGAAAAATAGAGTGAATGCGATCCATAATGGATTAATCATTAGTAGTCTCCCCAATCTGTATCATGACGAGTTGTTTCGTGGAGTGTCTCGCCATAGTGTGTTTTAGCATACTTAGATGCATCGGTATAGTGATTGATATTTTCCTGACCGCCAGTAAAATCCGAAAGCTTTTTATCTTCAGCTGTACGCTTTTTACGAGCAACGATACGAACTTTTGCAGTGTTTTTGCGAATAGTTGACAACCGCTCTTTACGAGCCTTTTCGTTTTTTTGCTTTTCAGCAATTGCCGCAATCAATGCAAGACGGTCTGCCATATTTGTTGCAATCATGATACTCTCCATTTGATTTAAGATCATACTACCACAGTTTTAAGGTAATGTACACAGTTAAATGCGGTTCCAGGAAGAAAAAAGCTCTTTTTCTTTTTTAAATGCATCTATCTCCCATGGACGATCATTGTAATCGAGATGTCCGAATGACTCTCCATTCCAAGTTTTTTCAAAGTCATCAAAGACTCCGTGAAGAACTTGCTGTACATGTACAAGCTCATGAAATATTGTAGTAACAATCTCATCGATAGTATTTTTTGTGTTAACTTCAATACCAGCGGTAGAGTCATCATCAAATCCATCGAAGTAACCACAAGCATCATTCTGTGCTTTAAAACGAATTACTAGCTCATCGAGATCTGAAAGATCAAGAACCTCGTTTGCATGATTAACAATTGAGTCAAGCATTTCTGGTTTAATCTTTTTTGGAAGATTGATTGTATCAAGAATCATATTATTATACCGCCATGAGGTCAAAGGGATCGTCGTATAGTTGTTCCCAGCATTCTTCAAGAGCATCCTCATCATTTGAAGAGAAAGTAACAGTTTTATCGGAATTAATTGTGTAGTCGATTCCTAATCCTTCAGTAAAGATCGGAAGAAGTGAAAATTGAAAGGTTGGGTTAGGTTGAAAAGTAAAAGATTTCATTTAGTTTCTCCTTTGTTAAATATAGTCTATACTATTTTGAGCTAATTGTAAACAAAAAAATGCACCCGAAGATGCATTTAATTATAGGTGTAACATATTTGTCACAATAGTATTACCACTCTTTATGACAACCCGAAGCTTCATTTTCATCAAATCCAGCCCAATAAGCTTTTATTTCTTCTTTTGTCATTCGATCTTCAGTAATATGAATACCGTGATAAGATCCACCAGTCCAATAGTGCGGTTCTGGATTACGGCGATACCAGCTATCCGCTGATCCTCTATCATATGGCCCACCATGACGTTTATCGTATGCCATTATATTTCTCCTATGTTAACATTGATATAAGAAGACATGCTAGGAAGATGCCTTCAAGAATTGGTTGTTCGAACATTTTTGTACCTCAATTTGTTTCATTACATATTCCATGTAGGTTGATCCTACTTTGTTCTTTACTTCTTTGATAATTGACTTATCGTCAATATTATCAGCCAACCGTTTTGACACCAGCTTAGAAATAAATTCTAAATCGTGATAATCATATAAGGCTGGCTGACATATTTTCATGATGGCATCCTTTCTTNATCGNGANANNNATATAAGGCTGGCTGACATATTTTCATGATGGCATCCTTTCTTTACGAGCAGCCGCTAATCGGTCATATCCTTTTTTCCAGACTTCTGGAGATTTGATATTTGATGACTCGGTAACTTTCAACTTCTTTTCTTTAAAGCAAGCTTTGAGATAAGCAGCATTTTCGCTACTCATAAAACGAGAAACCAGTTTAAGAAGAGTGATACGAAAGCGTACATCATGGTGCATATTGCCTGCGCTATGTGCCATCTCATGGAGAAGAACATATTGATTTAAACCGCTTCTACGATTAAGATCGATATTATGAGCCCATGCACGGCCAGCTGTTCTGCTACCAGACATTTCAGCCAAAGCAATATTTTTTACACCGGCAGTTGATATTTTTTTCCAAGTCTTCGAAGCTAAAACTTTGTCACAATATTTTTGAGCTTCTTCAAGATTTTGAAACTTTTTACCCTGACCATAAGTACGTTCGTACTTAAACTCAGCACTATAAACTTTTGATTTGTCTGAGTCACGAGAATATTTGCCATTCTTACGGCCAGTTTTAATCAAAGTTTCTTTCTTATTTACATAATCAAGAAACTTCATAATAGTATCATCATCCCAACCTTTACTTTTGAGATCAATTACAACTGGCTTTTGATAAGAATGATAAATCATACTGCATCCCTTTGCATTTCTACAATCATATCCAATTCAATAGTATCAGCCTTATCATCAAAGACTTCTGATAAAGCCATGATGTGGCCAGCTGGAATTGGATCTTCTGATGATTGTGTATTAGCAATTAGCTGGCGAAGCATTTGTGCGATTTCTCTATATTCTTGCATAATGTATTCTCCTTTGTTAGATATAATCTATACCATTTAGGAGTAAATGTAAACAAAAAAATGCACCCGAAGATGCATTTAATTATAAGTGTAACATATTTATCACAGTTAACCTTTATAGATTTTTGTAAGATGCGTTTCAAATGATTCAACTTTGGAAAGTCTATTTGGCCAAAGAATATATTCTTTTTCAGGATTTTTCTTTAAATTATTTAATAGTGGAATAATTGCATTATACAAATCGTCTAGTCTTGTTTGACTCGATTCAGCATCTGATGCTGAACTCATAGCTTGTTTTGAAACTTCTAATTCATCTTCAGTGACGGCTGTAAAGCCAAAGTCAAAAATATCGCTCATGTGTTTTCCTCTAGTTCTTTGTATCTTCTTGCAATGTATGCATGATAGCTTTCTTGTTTTTCAACTGGCATTACTTTCATATCCATCCTCTTAGCTCTAAACGCTGCGTCTTTGATATTTTGTCTAAATCTTAACATTCTTTCTTCATGAAAATAATCAGACATTTGCCGGTTTAATTCAATTTCAATTTCAGCTTCAGTCATACCATTATGCCTTCTGGTTTTTTCTCTTTGTTTTTATTAATTATTGGAACTCTATTCATAGGATCACCACCTTTTTCT